GCTTAAACGCTGGGCGGCTGCATGTGGTTTGCCTCGACTAGATAACGCTGCAAGCTTCGTTGGCTGCCAATTCCAAGGCGATGTAGGTAGAAAAGCTCAAAAGAACGATCCTACGCAATTCAACCAAACTATCAAACAGGTTAAGCGTGTGGAAAAAGCTACCGTAGCACAGCCTCAGCAGCAAGCGGCACCACAACAGCAACAATCGCAAGGGTTCGGCCAACAACCACAAGGTGGTTTCGGTCAGCAGCCTACTGGGTTTGGTCGTCAGTAAGGTTTTTTTAATAGTTTTAATCAAAAGGCGGCTTAGGTCGCCTTTATTGTTTGAGGGGTAATTATGTTTTATGCTGGTATAGGATCAAGAGAAACGCCATCCGATATTTTAAACATAATGAAAGATCTAGCTAACGTTCTGAGTTATGAAGGCTACACTTTAAGGTCTGGCGGGGCGAAGGGGGCAGACACTTATTTTGAATTTGGTTGTAATGGCGGTAAAGAAATTTTTAGGCCAAAAGATAATATTCCTGATTGGGCGTATCAAACGGTTTATAAGTATCACCCTAGACCTATGGGTATGGGCGGATATGCAAAACGATGTCATGCCAGAAACGCTCAGATAGTACTTGGTAAGGATGGTGACAGTCCTGTAGGGTTTGTCATTTGCTGGACTAAAGATGGAAAAGCTACGGGTGGGACTGGTCAGGCTATCAGGATAGCAGAGGATTACGGGATACCTATCTATAATCTAAAAAACAAAGAAGCCTTAGAGTATGCCGTCAATTACATAAAGGAACACAAATGCCAAGCCAAGTAAAATTTATCATCGATAAGATGAACGACACAATCATAAAAAACCAATCAAAGTTCAAGCGCCACTACCTAGGAGCAAGCTCAATAGGCAATACCTGTACACGCGCTTTGCAATACTCATTCCGTCATTGCATAGAATCTAATTTTGACGCGCTATCACTAAAGCGATTTAAAGACGGTCATTATTCAGAGTCGGTCTATATCAAGCGATTAAAGGCTGCTGGCTTTGCATTGCAGCATGAAGAAGACGGCAAGCAGTATGGGTTCTCTTCGCATGGCGGATGGTTTCGCGGGCATCGTGACGGCATGTTTACTGATTTACCTGAATTCGGAAAAGCAATATGGGAGCATAAGAGTTCGGCTAAATGGGAAAAGCTGGATAAGCTAGTAGATAAAGACGAATCAACTGCATTGCAGAAATGGAATAACACCTACTACGTTCAGGCTCAGTTGTATATGGGTTATGAGAACCTAAGATGGCACATCACCACAGCTGCTTCGGAAGGTTCTCGTAAAGAGACTATCTGCCTAACAGAATTCAACGAGCAAGCATTTAAAGACATTAACGACCGCGCTACACGAATCATTGCAAGCGATAGACTAGAGCCTCGAATTGGTAAGGATGCAACCTATTTCGAATGTCGATGGTGTGACGCTAGCCCTATTTGCTGGGAAGGTAAGTTGCCAGAACCTAATTGCCGTAACTGCGATGCGTTAGAATTCAAAACAGACGGCAATAACCGCGCTGTATGCACGCGCTGGAGTGCGTTTGACTCAGACGGTAACAATGTAGCGCCAAGCGAGATCCAAGGTAATCCTAAAGTGTTAGAAGAGTATAGATCGTGCCATATGTACATGCCAGACCTAATCGGACTTGACGCAACGCCAGAAGTGGTAGATTTTGTTGAAAACGGAATTCAAAGATTTAGTAAGGCGGCCTTGCAATATGAAAAGAATGGTGTTACATTTAAGAACGGTGATACAGAAGGCGCTATGTCTTCAATGGAAATGTATCAGAACCAAGAAGGTAAGCCGTGGGAAACGATGGCTGGAATGATTCGAGAAACTTTTAACGGTAAGTTTGAGGAGTGGAAGAAATGAGAGAGTGGATAAGCGTGAAGGATAGAATGCCTAATGGGTACGAGGAGGTTATTGTTTGGCCTTTTATAGATTCTTACGGGACGAAATTTTCAGCGGAATACCATCCTAATTTGGGGTGGAAATATTTTCTGCATACTGATTACATTTGCGACTATCAAGATATCAATCACGATATCACGCACTGGATGCCACTACCCAATTCACCAGAGGAACAAACAAAATGACAATCATGGCGAAACACACACAAAAGAACGTAACCGAATTACGCATTGCAATTGAGCAAATGGATAATTCGGAAACCGAGCAAGACCTAGCTAAGCATTATCAGAATGTGGCATGTATTATGCAGTGTATTATGTTGGGTATTGAGGATATTAAGGCGCATAAACTGGATAATATTTCCTGTTCTGCATAAGAATGGGGGATAAAATAACGCCACCAACAAAACCAAGGAGCCTAAAATGAAATACAAATACCCAGAAGAAATTAGAAAAGGCGATTTCAACTACGTTAAGTCGATTGCAGATAATATATCAGTCGAGACTAAGCATATAGCTCTAAATATAATTTCAATCATTCAAAATGAAATGGAGCTAACCTCAGATGATATAAATGAGTTTTCTGATTTCTCAGATAGTAAGATTGATCAGGCTATCGAATCATTGCAATATTTGAAGGATATTAAGAATCAAATGGTTGATAAATTTCAAGAGGTACGCTAATGCCATTCGTACTACGTGACAACCAAGAAACAACGATACAAGCATTGATCGATTACTTGCACGATCCCGCTAACCGTAGCCCTAAAATAAGAAACCCGCTCATTTCGGCTCCGGTGGCATTTGGTAAGTCTATCTGTATTGCTGAATTTGCTAAACGGATGATTGCGGCCTATCCGCCGACAAGAATACTTAACCTTGTTCATGTTAAGGAATTGGTTGATCAGAATTATAAGAAGTTCCGGCAAGTAGCACCCGCTATTTCATCCGGCATTTACATGGATGCGTTAGGTGAAAAGGACTACAAAAGCCAAGTCATCTATGGCTCGGTTCATTCTGTGTTTTCGTCTATCGACTTGTTTTCGGATTCGAATAATCCAATCGACATCCTTGTGGTTGACGAATGTCACTGGATACAGAAGGAAGAAGCCGGAATGTATCGCGCCATTATCGATTCTATCCGCACCGCTTCACCGCATTTGGTCGTAATTGGCTGGACGGGCACAGAGTGGCGTATGGATGGAGGCCCGTTAGCAGAAGGCGACGATGAAACACGATTGTTTGACGATGTCTACTATGCTGATACCATTAGAGGTATGCTTGATAAAGGCTATCATACACCGCTAGTCGTTCCGTCCCAAGGCATACGAACACAGGTAGATACATCAAACATTAAGACCAATGATGACGGCCACCAATCCGAACGCGCTATGGCTAAGCTTATGGACGGTGATATGCAGCTTATTCATGATTCAGTTGATGAGTATCGTCGCCTATCGCTCGGCAGAAAGAAGCATCTTGTGTTCGGTACAACGATACAGCATTGCAGGCACTTGCTAGAGTCCTTTTCTCGGTATTATCGCGTACAATTCGTACATGGTGGGATGAAAAAGAAAGATAGAAGTCAAGCTATTGAAGATTATCAAAACGATAAGTTAGATATGCTTATTTCCGGAATCATCTTAACAACCGGTTTTGATGAACCTAGAATTGATTGTATAGGTTTGTTTCGTTCGGTATCTAGTTCGGCACTGTATATCCAAATAGCAGGCCGTGGGCTTCGCGTCCACCCAGAAAAGAAAGATTGCTTATGGTTAGACTTCACCAGCACAACGGCTATGCACGGCCCTGTAGATGAAGTGACGGCGCCTAAGTATCAAGAGAAAGGCTCTGGCGATGCAGTCGTCAAGATATGTGGTAACTGCGAAGGGATCGTGGCGGCTAGCGCGCGAGCATGCCCACACTGCGAAGCTGAATTTGAAATGATCGAGAAAGATCCGCATGAAGACAAAGCAAGTACAGCAAGTATTCTTGGCAAGCAAGAACCCATTACAGCAAGGTTAACTAGCTTTAGGGCGTCTAATCATAAAACACGATCAGGTGAGGCGGCAGTTAAACTTACATTTTGCTTTGGGTTATCGCGCTACACACATATAATGAATCTAGAAGGTAAAGGCCGCTATTTCGCTTGCCGAATGTGGGCAGATATTGTCAAGCCTGAATATAAAAATCTATGCCCACAAAGCGCAGAGAATGCGGTCGAGTTGCTAAACAATCAACAAGCTTTTGATAAGTGGGGTGACATTACGTTTGAATACGAAGAGTATTATTCGGATAAAGGAGGTAAGCGCAAGAAGCTAAGTTGTCCTAGGCTGGTTAAGATTGTTGATTAATAGGTTAGATATAAGAAAGCCCCTTTCGGGGCTTTTGTTTATCTAGAATCTTATTCACTATCTTCTACTAGGACCAAATCATCCTCTTCGGTTACGCGAGATATTCGACCGCATTCGTCGCATTTCTTGTATAGATTTCCACCTAATACACGAGTTCGATAATAGATATTTACGCATACAGGGCATACAACCCCATTTTCTTGTCGATACAGTTCTTCTGACCACATAATAATTCAACCTATGAAAAATGTTTTAAAATAAGGGACTCTGTTTGTTCTGAATACCAAGTTTCTAATTCAGACAGCTTAACACGAACGGCCGCTACTTTTGCTGTTTCTGTTACGCCATCTCGAAATACAGCTTTATTGTATTCGTCAGACAATGCAGATAGGCTTTCATCGTATTCAGTGTTTAATTCGGCAAGCTCTTCATCGTAAGATTTAGATTTCAACACCTGCTCGCCATCAACCCACTCATACAGGCCAGATTTATGACGCTCTATTTGCTCGTCTGTCAACTCCACCCAAGAAGGCTCGACCAAGAATGACTGATCACCATCAATATCAAAATCCTCGCCAATGGCTCTGAGACCATTGTCTGTAATGTAATATTTCATAAACTTTTACCTCAATTCGTACCAGTTATACTGATTTATATTCGCACTTTTAAATTGATAAGTAGCTCCGTTTGGTATGGTGAACGTTCTCGATCCAACACCTGCCGTTCCTGATAGCGTTTCGAATGGGTAGTCAGTGCCGTCTATAGTGAAGTTTGAAACAGATGTGCCTGATTGCTGAAATGTGATCTCAACTTCAATAGGCTTTCCTGTCGTGTTTGTGTAAAGAGTATCTAAGCTTCTCGATGCTGTCACATTCTGTCTCGTTTGACCAACGCCAAATCCGAACTCACTGTCAGCCAATTCCTCGGGCGTCACTGGCAAACGACCTGTGCCGCTTGTTATATCAGTCGAGGTGGCTACGTCACCATCATGAAATACGTCACCAGCCGTACCACCACTGGTTAGGTTTTGCTGTGCTGCTGTGCCTAATGAAATGTTGCTAAGCGCCCCACTTAAGCCGCTATCAACACCAGTGTCAGGATCGAAATCGCCAGCAAATGTCCCTGTAACTCCATCCAAGTTGGAATAAACTCTATTGTCCGACTTATATATAAAGTATGTATAAAGAGACGCATCAATACCCGACTCAATCTCAACGACTTCCGTCTCATCTCCATTGGCGTACTGACTGACCACGAAATCAAATACACCTCCAGTGACCATAATAAAATCTGAATTTGAGCCGCTAGGTGCGCTAAGTGTAATATCTGCAATATCCGAAATGGCTTGCCATAAGTCTCCATTTCTGGTTAGTGACATTCCAGCAGAGAAGCTCCCTGTAAGATCACTATAATCACCTTTGTAGTTTAGGTAAGGGTCGGCCTTCCAGTTCGTCCCATCGTCTGAGATCGGGTTATTATTTAGATTAGAGGCAGTCTGAGATGTGTATATTACATCGTTAGATGCCACTACCACCTCTCCCGTCAGATAAGTTGTTGTTGAAAGGTAGTCAACACCAATGCCTTTTTTTATTTGCCCAATCATATCGGATTGGATTGTCTTCATCTCTGCCGTGGTTCTAGCTGGATCAACCACATAGCTTGCTAATGGTAACGACATGTTTATACTCTCTTATTAATAGCCATACATTATCACATCTGCGCCAGACTCAACCAGATTGCCAGATGAATCAAACACTCGAATTAATGGGCCAAAGTTAATATCTTTATCAACTATTTTAACATAACTTGCAGAAGCATTATCGTCTTGCAAAGTTACCTGTATATTTCTAATAGCTCTAAAGTTTTTAGTTAAATCTATTCTCATCTCGCCATCCTCTATAACTATATCGTTAGCTTCTTCGATAATATCTTCCACATCGACGGTTAGTAGTATTTCTTCTAGTCTTGAGTTGTCAACTGTGTTTTCAGGCACTGTCACTCTAAAGAAGTATTCTTGGTTCTTTAGACTTCCGACCAGCCCAGAGAATGGGACGAAGCCGCCATATTCATCTTGTTCATAAAACAAATCAGAGTCACTACCCCAAAAAATCTCAGTATCATCAGGCCAGAATAATTGCTGATCTCCAGATACATAGCCGCTCAATCTTGAACCCCAAAATAGCGAGCTATCTTCTGCCCAAAACAAGCTATCGTTATCTTCGTTCCAGAAGATCGAATCCAACGGTGGTATCCACTCTAAGTATGCGTTGCTAACATTGCTCGTGAAGTCTATATACAGTTGAGCACCTATATCCTGAGAGTCTGGCGAGAAAGAGAAGGTGTAGGTCATCTCTTTTTTTGATGTCTCCCAGAATGTGCCCGCATCATCTCCCCAGAATAAACTACTCTCATTGGCTTTCCAGAAAAACGCACCTTCATTTGAGTATAGATAACCATCACCTAAATTAACCATGCCATTAACTTTTGCATCAGGCCATCCGTCATTGTATTTACTTAATTCAACGACTACGTTTGATATGTCATCTTCGCCCAAGTTAACAACAACCTTAGCGGCAACATCTGATTCATTTCCGCTAGTATCGACCGCCTTTACAAAAAATGTTCTGACTGAGCTAGACAACGATGTCACGTCATACTGAGATGCCGTTGTGGTGCCATCAAAAAGATCAAATGATGTTTCCCATATAGGATCACTACCAAGCGCGTGCCTAATCTTGAAGCCTTTAAAGTCAATAGGCGGATTATTATACTCCCAACTAAGGAATCCATTGTTGTAGTTCAGATTTTCTACTTGTGGCGGCTTACTTGTTTTACCTATTATAGGGACGTTCAACGACTCCACAAAACTAGAGGCAGTTCCATAAACGGAAATGTAGCGAACCTTGAAGTCGTAATTTACAGCCTCTTCAATGTTAGATATGAAGTAATCCTCTCCAGCATCGAAAACGCTTTTCGCGTAAGATCCATTTGTATCTGTTGGACGATAAAAAACCTCAACAATAGTAGGCTCTGGCCTATTGTTATTGCTAGGCTCCTCCAGCACCACTTTTGCCCTAACCTCAAGATTGCCGTCTGAGCGTATTCTTAGCACAGATTCGTCAGTTACTACATCATTTATTATGGGCTTCACTGGAGAAGCTGACTTATTAATGGATAGATCTACCGTTCCAGCTACATAATTAGATATTGCATCTTCCGCTTCATATATCGTATCTTCTGCATAATCAACAGCTTCGATGGTTGCTGTTATGTCATCGGCTGTTACTATATTCTTAATAACGTAAAGTCGCGTGATAGATTCAACCGAATCGCTAATTGCATAATTCGCATCAACTAAATCGAAAGCTGGTAGCGAATCGAACGAAATCACATTGCCGTCAATATTCGTAATTTCGTAAGTTGACACAGTTTGCTCATACGATTCAGGATTGCTGAATACACAGTAAAGAGGCAGATCATCATTCGAGATATTGAACGGGTTGTCTACGGTTACATCTAACCCTGAATAAGAAAGCACTTGACCTACGCAAGTAACGCCTTGGATTCTATCGTGGGTAATACCGATTACATCGCCACGAACAAATTGCAGGTAATTAATACCAAGCTTAATGCTGTACGTCTCTGGTCGCTGAATGATTTGAGCCAGTGCAAACTTGCCATATCGATAAACCTGATCTGGATCAGTTATGCCGGAAGCGTCTAGGTCTTCAATGTAGTCTAGGTCTTCGTCTTCTACGCTGTCGTCACGTTTTAC